TACTTAGTTCATAAGAAGTTGAGGCGGAGTCCACGAGAATTGCTCGACCCCCAACGCTTGTGCTATCTGATGAAGTGCTAATTACCTTATTTGTTGTATTGCCTAAGGCTGCTTCTAGTTCTTCATCTATTGCGTTAGCACTTCCATCAAATAAACCTTCAAACGATATCGAGCCATCAGAGTGTCCAACTATGTAAGAGCGGTCTGATGAACCAAAAGTTGTTGTTTCCGGAGTTTCAATCGAGTTGCTCACGGAAATACTATTCAAGTAAGTTGTCAGTTCAAATTCATCTGCCAATAGGACTGTATTTTTACCATGACGAAATGTGGGCATTATGTGTTCTCACTTTCCTTGCGTTGATGAATCGTGCCGTCTTGGACAAGTCCATCGCCATCTACATCTTTTGCCTCTGGGTCAAAAGCGACAGGCTTTGCTATTGTTTCAACAACTGGCTCTGAGGCTTCTTTATTTTTCTTGCTTGGCTTTCCATCTATTTCTTCTATGCTTCCAGAAGAAAGTAACCATATTGCTGATTTTTCTGGCAGGTCGGAAACAATATCTCCTGCTTCAACACGCTTATTAGGCGGATAGTCAATTCCCACTACCGCTCGATATTGGGTCATGTAAGCCTCCTTGCGGCAACACAGACCCGACTACCTGACCTCATGGGTTCTTTGCGTAGTGGGGTCTCTTTGGACTCGTTGGCTAAAGATTATCACTAAAGCAACTCAATTGACTAGCAACGCGCTAGTTCAATAATTCAATATCTGCGATTCGTTTCTCTGGATACATACAGAAGGTAAGAATTCCTGTCTGTGACCGCTCACCTGAAACCTGCTCCCACCAAACACTTCCGCCATCAAGAGTTGGTGCTTGAAGCCAAAAGCAACCGCCCCAATCTGCTGCTCGGAAATGGTGATAATGTCCAGAAACCAGCACATCACTTCCGCCTACGAACTGCTTTCCTAATGCCTGTCGTTCAAGCCATCTTCTTACTTTCTGTTCTGCTGTTCCTGAAGTTTTAGCGACATGCCCATGTGTTAAACCGAGAACCCAACCTGCGGCATCAATCGTTATGCTAAGTCTGTCTTTGGGTATCGCGAACTTAATATGTCCGTAGCACTCTTTGTTTACCTCAAAGATTTCTGCAACCTGCTCAACTATTGCTAAGTCATCATTGTCGTTAAGTGTCGTGAAAGACTTGCCAGAGTTGTTTCTATTTTCGCCATGATTGCCTCCGACAGCCACAACCCGAACGCTAGAAAATAATTTCGACCAGCGTATAAGCGAATCTCGTAGCAGTCGCCTCGCAACTTTTACTTGGTCACGCCTATCTAATTCGACACCGAAAGTCTGTTGGGCGTAATGTCCGACACAGCCTTCTACGGAGTCTCCTGTCCACAGCACTATCAGTTCATGTAGAGGTCTTTTGAGTCTTCTCAATTCCTTCACTCGCAACTCGACATCATCAATACCTTTAATAATTCGTTGAACAGTTCCGCGTAATCCATCGCCATCGGGTTTTGCGATTTGCCAATCAGAAAGAACGACACAGAATACGCCTTCTCCGTATGATTGTTTTGTCTTTGTAGGTTTATGTTTTTTTATTTCGTTTTGTAATTGTTTGAGTTCAATTGAGTGGTCTTGTACTTTCTGGATTACCTTGCCTTTCCATTGACGATTTAGACCCGTATCAGGATTGCCCCATGCATTAAATAAGACAGGCTCAACAACTGAAAACTTATCAGGGTCAAGACCCCAGAGTTTCAAGACCGCGTTCCAGTTTGGTGCTTCATCTGCTGGCATCGCAGATGTTGTTATTGTTCCTTCATCTCCACTCCAGACAACTCCAGCCTTCCACTCTGCTCCCTTCTCGCGCAGATGAGGTTCTTTATCTGGATTGTCGCTTGTTTTGAGTAATTTATCTAACTCATCTTCAAGGCTCATTTACAGGTACACCCAGACCCACTTTTTCTTCTTCTATGTCTTCCAAGGCTTTGACAACTGACATTGTATCCATTGTTCTTTAACAGAATCGAAAGATGGGTTGAGAGAACCGATTTGTTTTCTAATAGTTCTTCGAGTTTATTCCGCTCAGGTTCAGACAGACTATCTAATAATCTGCGAACAGAGCAAAGCGCACCGTTATCTTGCTTTCTTGGCGTGAAGTTATTTAAGTCGTCAAGAAGTTTGCTGGTTTGTTGCTTTACACCTTTGGCAGTTAAGTTTCCATGGTCGGGTGAGATATTCCGCGAGAATGCGATTACATCGCCAACATCTGGGGAGTTCGTCACGATTGCTTCCTCTCCCGTAGGGGTCTCGTTGGGGTTCCTGCATTGTCAAGCCTACACCTCTACATGGCAATCCATATTAAAAACGACACGCGGACGCTCAAGTTGGTCATGCCCTAACGGAAAGAAACTACCAGTTGGTTCTGCGCGCACTATGGTCACACCTGAAGAAGAAACATTCACAATTCCTGCAACAAGTGTGCGGAGGGCTTGGGCTAAATCACGAGCACCTGCATAATCGTCACGGGCTGCTCTGACTGCGACTTGAATACTTGGTCTATCAAGTTCAATAGCAGTAGGTCCGAAAGTGGTTAAAGGCGCAGTCCCTTGATATTCATACACACAAACACAGACATCTGGACTCTCTGGCATTTTTGATAAGAACAGATTTGTGCCGATAGTCAGGTCCCCTCTGTTTGAGTCAATATACGCGCCAATCGCTTCTAATACTGTGGCCATCTAAATACCCATGGCTTTTTTTACAGAGTTCAATAATCTGCGCGACATACCCTCAAGACGAGCCTTCGCTGGGTCTTCAAGATACTTGGATTTTTTGCCGTTACGATAATTGCGTTCCATGTCCTCATGCACGACCAAAGCATAATCTGCTGCGGCTCCGCCATACATAATTTCAACAACGAGTTCATTACCATCCACTTTAGGTAAGCCTAATCTCCCAGAGGCTCTTAGGTTCCCCGTATCTATTGGAACTTGGTCTTGGCTTTGTTCAAAGATGGTTGCTGCTTCTTTGTAAAGTGCTGCTGAAAGTGCTTGACCTGCAAGTGCCCCACCGCGCACGAGTAGTTTGGCGAGTTCTTTCGCATCAACTTCTATGGTTTCCTTAGGCATTAGACAGCCCCAAATCTTACCTTAGTATGATGGACTGTTGTTGTTCCATTCGCGTCATAATTTACCTTATCAACTTCAACAACACGAGGTTCAAGATTACCTCCGGGCAAGGTGATTCTGTCTCCAATCTCAATATCTGCATCCGACAAAATATAAAGAGTTCCGGGTTCAGTAATCTCAATGCCTTGTTCGTCACGCTTTATTGTTACGCTTGAAATAATGCGACAATCAAATGCGGTCCCTGCGCCAGCAATTGTTTGTGCGCCATAATTATTTAATGCACCAGCCTTATAGACAGTCACACTATCAGTCATGTCTTCAGCCCAGTGGCTTGGACTGCCAGAAATATAGGGCACAAGCGTCTCCTAAACTGTATAGTCGTGCAAGCCTGTAAAGAAGTCTGACTTATATGTTGAAACTGATTTACTGCCTGTTGACACTATTGCTTGAGAGTTGATTTCTGGACTTGGTGGAAATAGAAAGTCTCTTCGGGCTTTTAATGTTTTGGCTAGTTCTCGGAACTCTGCTGCTGAGGTTCCGTAAGATTCTGAAATACTTAAATCGCCAATACTTCGTGAGTAGTTACTTCTATGAGCAAAACGACCAGCAAGAATTTCTGCTCCTGCTATTGCCGCGTCAAATACATTTCCATGCGTATCGAACAAAAATGTAATTTCAGCATCTTCAAAGAAGTGGTCGGGCGTAACAGTATCTCCAATCAGAAACCTAATCTTGTCTCTGTTGGTTGTCGGCTCTACATAGGTAAACGGCATCACATACCCCCAAGCATGAAAGAAGTCACGCGAGCATGGTTTTCGTTTGTAGCACTTGGAACTATCTGAGAAGTCAAAGCAACTGTGCCATCAAGGTCGGGCAGAGTGATAGTTCTATCTGCCGTTGGGTCGGTAGTCTGTAAGGTTAATTCAAAGGAATCGGCAGTAGCACCTTCAAAGATGATGGCAGTTGGAACTTGTGGATTGGCGGTGAAAATACCACCACTCTTGAGAATGTAATCATCTAACTCGGTATCAACATCAGTAGCCAAGTTCTGAATATCGACAGCGACATTGG